TTAGGAACTTCAGGAACATAGACTATCGGTCTCATGCATTGATTCCAACAATTGCAGCTTTAATATCCACCGCGCCTGATTGTGATACAACTTGCACGCTGCCATTATTTGCATAGATTCCTACGTTGCCTTCATTTGCATAGATATCGACATCTGACTGCGCAGTAATAGTAATCTTACCTTGATTACATGTGATCTCAATATTCTTATCTCCCTTCTCATCGCCGACATTAAAAATTGTCATGTTGCCTGAGGCTAATTGAATATGATCTTTTACTGACTTTGTCACGATGGTTCCATCTGGTAAAATCTCAAGATAAGATCCAGATTTATGATAAACCTGTACACGTTCTGATCCAGGAGTATCATCGAACTCTACTAAGTGACCGCTGCGAGTAGTCATGGTATTATTATAAGGATATCTCGCCTTATACTTCGATTCTGGTTCAACGTAGAAACCATCATCAGTTTTAATTCGATTCTGAGTTTTTTCTTCTGGTTCACCTTGACCACGAGCATATGAAGATACACTGTGATTGCCTTCAGCTGCATAATTTAATACACCTATTACATATGATGCATTCTCGTCAGGGAATTTCATACACATCACGCGCGTGCCTTTAAGCAGTCCAGTCGGACTTAATCCTATACCTGCTGTCCCAGCACTTGTTGGAGGCATGATGATGCGAGCCGGTAATAAATCGTCTGATGAAACTTGGTTCGAGTGACCTAAAATTTCTCTTACTAATACTCTTCCGATTTGAGGTTCGTCAGCTCCAAGCCCGAGTTCTGATGTTGGATCTTCTGCTACTATGCCTTCAAAAAAATACGGTGCTTGCATCTTATCATCCTCTATTATTTGTGCACACGCGGAGTACCGCCAATGCCGTCTTTTACGATCTCAAGGCCTTGCATATATTCTGCTTTCTCATTAAAAGTTAAAACATGTCGGCACTTAGTTACCATGTAATTACCTGAAGTCATAGCACTATCTTCTCTTATTGGATTTTTATCACCTTGAGTACGAGCATTATATTCTGGAAGTTGACAGTGAATAACATCGCCGACGGTAATTGTGCTATCTCCATAAATAGTTATCTGCGCGATAGTCGTTAAGAAATGCGCCATGTAAATGGGAACGTGATTTTTCTTTTCGGCTCTTTCTGCATTTTCTGTGGTCGGATCACGATCTATTTTTACTAATAAACTTGCATTTTCTTCTAACTGATTTTGTCTTTTTAGAGTAGAAGATATAGACTTTTCATTTAAAGTTTCAAACTCTAATTTTTTTGGATCTACACTATACGTAGTAATTTCACCAGTAACTGTGTTTCTTTCTTGTACAACAACTTTTGCGATGCCTTGGTTGCCGTTTTGAATAGATTTAAATGCTAAGATGTTTCTCCATTTTGCACCTTCAAAATCAAGGTTTGTTAATGTAGATTGCATGAAACATTTGTCACCAATATTCTCTTTGCCTTCTCTAATCATCATCTCCATACTCTTGAAGACGAATCCATACTTATTCTCAAAGAAATAAAACGCATGACCTTTAAATTCTTGAGACATAGCATATTCGACGCGAATCTCATCGATACATTGCAACGGTGTTTTAAGAGTAAGATTAAATGCATGCAGCCCACGAGTCTTTTCTGCGAACAAGTTTTTATTCGAACCAAGAACGTTAAGATACGCTTTCACCATTTTTTCACACTCTATCTTCTTTTTCGAAAGAGGTGCGTCACGTAAATTACGAGATTTCCATACTTCATATGTCGTACAACTGAGTTTATATGCTACGCCTTTATCATCTGTTGTAGGAACAACCGGATCGTCATTTTGAACATAAAATTCATAACGAATAGCAGACTTTGAATTAGATTCGTTGGTCGTAAACTCGATAATGATTTTTTTATTTTTAAAAAGAAAATTATCAAACATTCCTTTTGAATCATAGAACTCAAAATCTGCTCGCACGGTCGGGCTCAAAACAGATTCGTAGATGTTTGCTTTTACGCAAACAGGAGTCAATTGAAGAGCTTTGCCACAGTCTGCTGTTTTAGCTGTAGCATCGATCATTATAAATTCGTTGAGTTTAAATTGTCCGTCTCTAATCGAGTTCATATTATGTACTTAGCTGTTGAATGAATTGTTTTTCTGTTTCCGCAAGATAAGAAGACTTGAGAAGCGTGACATTTTTCTTCATCTCGTTAACTTCTTGTTCCTCTTCATATGCATTTACTGCATACCAATATGAAGCTTCTGCATCGGAGATATTTTGCTTTAGAAGTGTTACTGTACTAATGCCCTCAGTAGTATTCGCTACAAAGGTTCCTGATACATGTTTTACTGTCAAAGTCTTGTTTTCTGTATCGATGAAATCAACAGTGGCATATGCTCCTGTACTAGTCTGTGATACTCTATCTCCAATAACAAATGATGAAGGAGATACAGTGAGAGAAAGAAGAACGATCTTATTAGTAGATACTACCCAATCTTCTTTGATTCTTTCATATCCAAGTATTGCACCAATATTAGTTAATTTAGGTTTCCAATACTTTCTTAAGTTTAATGTTTCGTCTGCCTGTAAAGCTTCAAATTGTGCAACAGTAATAAGTCTTTCGTCAGTGTGCCAACCATTTCTATAGAACTTAATAATAACTCTGGCGTTTGCTGTCGACCCGTACTTATTATCGATATATTTTTTAAAATCTTCTGTCGATTTATAATAATCATAATAAGGATCGACGATATTATTCGTAAGATATATCATCCAATCAAACTGCGAAGAGCCGTAATAATTATAAGACAATAGATCTGGTCGTTCGAACCCTTCTTCAAGAGTAAACTGGAAGTTAGAGTAGATCTCTTTTTTAGATTGTTCAGTAAAGTCAACACGTGCCAAGATATTTTTGACAATCTTGCCATCGTAATCGACTACCGGAAATCTATCAAAATATCTCGCCATCTTTATGTTCCTGTCTTCGCCGGAGTTTCGGCTTTAGTTGAAGGTTGTATTCCTTTTATAACCGAATCTGAGAACTCTTTTGCTCCAGCTCTTAGATCTAAACCTGAACCTTTTTCAAGACCATCGATTAACTTGTCCCACATTGGTTGTATATTGTCTCCGCCTTTACGACCATAGCGATCTGCTGTTTGCATTTCTGTTTCAAGCATCGAAATTGAAACTTCGATAAATGATGGATGATGTGTTCCTTCAAAAAATGAAGGCAAGCCCTGTGGAGAATAGTTGATCTCTACCGACTGAATAAGGCACGGAGAAAACATGATCATTTCTTTATTTTTTCCAATGATCATTTCTGGTTGACATAGGAACGGATAAGCTAGAACTTGAGTTCCAAGACTACTGAATGCTGGAAGAGAGAAAGCCTTCATGGCCTTCAGAATATCCATAAGTTGTTGGCTCTCGCTCGGATTTCTCGGCGCGAAAGTCCATTCAAATCGATGTTGACGAAGCGGAACACCACTAAACAGTGCTTGAACGTGAGGATTCGGAACTGCTCCAGTAACCTGACCAATAGTGCTACCGATATCTCCTGTTGCCTGAACAGCTTTACTATAGATCAGTGCGATTGCAGCTTCTTTTGCAACTTGTGCTTTATTTGCACCTGGAACGAGCGCTTTCTGTATGGCATCCGCCACGCCTCCGGCCATGCCCGTCGATTCTTGATCGATTGAGATCTCGAAACTTTCTCTGATTCCTTTTGGAAGAGGAAGAGCAAAAGCTTGAACGAATTTCAAAGTACCTTTGGTTTCTGGCGCAGGGCGTTGATACTGCTTAAACTTAAACGCCATATAGTAACGATCACTGATATGATTAGGAAACTGTAAAGTAGGCAGACCGTCTATACTAACTTTATTTGAAGCACGCTGAATAGCATCGACATATGTTTCCGCGGCAGCAGACGCTCCAATAATATTACCAGTATTAGGATTAAAATTATTACGAATATCAGCACATGAAGCACGCTTCATCTCGCTGGTAAATGTCTGAAAATACTTGTCTTCGAGGCCAGAAGTCAAAGCATCGCCGAAACGAGCAGAGAGTTCAGCAGCAATCGAATCTGAAAGACCAATCTTTTTCAGAGCCTTAGCAAAGAGATCCTCGACTGCGTTCTCGAGTTTATCTTCGATTTTATTCGTAATCTTTTTTGCGAGTCTGTTTGCAAGTCCGCCAACATCTCTCTTAAAACCGTCTAGGTTTACTAGTTTGTTATCTCTCGAGGCCATGTTTTCTCTCAGGTTATAAGTCTTCAATCTTATTTATAAATAGATTCATGGCTTATCAGGGAAAGTTTCGACCAAAGAATACAAAGAAGTATCTTGGGGATTCGAACAATATCGTATATCGTAGTCAATGGGAATTAAAGTTCATGATGTACTTAGATTCGCATCCTAACGTCGTGCAATGGGGGAGTGAAGAACTCGTCATTCCGTATCGCTCACCTCTCGACAATCGAGTACATCGATACTTTCCAGACTTCATTGTCAAGAAGAAAACACCAGAAGGCAAGATCGATACTGTAGTGGTTGAAATAAAACCTCATGCGCAGACGCGGCCTCCAGTGGTGATAAATAAGCCTAATAAGCGTTATATTAATGAAGTCATGACATGGGGTGTCAACGAAGCCAAGTGGAGAGCAGCTGCAATATACTGCAACGACCGCGCTTGGAAGTTCGAGATACTCACCGAAAAAGAACTAGGAATTAAGTTTTAATGGCAATTGTATTTGATACTATCATCACACAAGGTGTTCGTTCAGGACAGATTCCTGCGCGCACGAACTCTGCGCGTGAGTGGTTCAGAGATACTGCCGGTAAAATGAATCGTATCAATGAGCGTGAGATGATGAAGGGTGACATCAGTCGTATGACTACTCAGCCTTTGCTCGGCTCAATGTACATGTTCTACTATGATCCGAAATGGAAAGATGAGCTTCCATATTACGATAGATTTCCTTTGATCTTTCCATATAAGAAAGTCAAGGGTGGATTTATGGGATTGAATCTACACTATCTTCCTTTGCAGCTGAGAGCAAAGTTAATGGACGGACTATATGACTTTGCAAACAATACACGTTATGACGAGTCGACAAAGCTTAAACTGAGTTATGAACTCATGACTCAAGCAGCAAAGCTAAGATGGTATGCTCCATGCATTAAGCATTATTTGGCTTCACATGTACAATCAAAGTTTATGTACGTTTATCCTTCAGAATGGGACATCGCATTGTTTTTGCCAACAGAACGCTTTGTCAAAGCAAAGAAGAATCAAGTTTGGATGGATACGAAAAGAATGCTGGGAGTTACTAAGTAATGACAGATAATGCAGCTATACTACAAGCCAATCGTATGGGCGTCACTCCGCCAAAAAAAGAAAGAGATAGGGGCTCACCAGCTAAAATAGCAGCCGGTGTTGAACAACGCCAACAGACGCGCATTGCTCAAGAAGCAGAGGCAGAGTGGCAACGGTTTGCTTCCTCTCCCCAAGGAAAAGCAACTCTTCTTAGTAACCGCGATAAACTTCAAGATCAATTAGAAAGTCAACGTGCGCAATCTCGCGGAGGATTAACCTCTGCTCAATTGGCTGCGCAATCAAGAAAGCAAACACGTCAAAGATATATAGCAGCTTTTGTCAAATCAAAAAACGAAGAAGAAGATCGTGGAAATTCTACACGCCTTGCAAATCAAGCGCGAGTTAATGGCGGAAGCGGTGGTGCACAAGGTGCAGCTGCGAAACCTGTGGTTGTCGCAAAAACACAAGTAGCTAAAGGCACCAATACTAATACAAAAGAAGAAAATCTCAATTATATTGAAACTAAAAATTCCGAATTTAGCACAGGTGAACGTACTAAAGGCATATTTAATATCGGTCGATTCCGAGCCGAAGTTTCTGGTGCAGATAGTATACTTCCTACACACAGCTTCTTAACAGTTTTTGCTCCGATGCCATGGGCAATAAAAAAGTTTCCAGCCGGAAATCTCGATTCGATTCTGACAATGAGATGTGACAACGTTGTTCTTCCTTCTATTAATCTATTACAAGAACAAAATATCAGAAGATACGGATTTGGCCCAGTTGAAAACGTCGCGTATGGAGTAAATGTCGGAGACTTTACGCTCCAGTTTATCGTCGATAAAGACGCGTTGGTTGTAGAATTCTTTGAAGAATGGTTAAATTTAATTGTCAATCGCGACTCTTTTGGTGGCGCGAATATGAATAATAATAAAATTGGTGGTATGCGAAGACCATATGAGATCGCTTACAAAGATACGTATGCGTGTCCGAATGTAAACGTATTTGTATATGATCGATCACAAAATGCTGTGATGGAATATCATATATATGATGTGTTTCCTACCGGCATACAAAGCATGAATATGTCATGGAGCGAAGAAAATACTTTAATGAAGTTAAACATCACTTTTTCTTTTACTGATCTTCGAATTGAAAGATCGAAATCGAAGAATAAAAAAAGCCAATCGATTAATGATGAAATTAAAGTGACTGCGACTGGTCCGTATGCGGTTCAAGGAATGGGCGCTGGAGGTGTTGTTGATCTTGCTACTCTCGATCCAACCGGTGCTCGAGGTCTCGAACTGACAGATCTATCAAATGAAACTACGATTATCGGCGATGGATTTAGAACGAGAGGTTCTTCGCCGCCTCT